AAGACGATGTCGGTCAAGCCGCCGATGGGCACGGGCCGGGTCCGCCTGATCGCCATCGAGGGCCTCGATCTTCAGCCATGCGGGGGAACGCATGTCGCGCGCACGGGCGAAATCGGCCACGCCTCGGTGACGGGAATCGAGAAAAAAGGCAAGGTAAACCGCAGGGTTCGCATCGCGCTTGGTCCGCAGTCGTCCTTGACAGTCCGCCTCAGTTCGCCGTAGTGTTGTGGACTGGGTTGTGGACTTGTCGTGGACAGAGGATGCGCGGGACAATGGGAAAACTGACAACGAAGTCGATTAAGACCCTGCCGATCGGGAAGCATGGCGACGGCGACGGGCTCCAGCTCGTCGTCACTGCTCCCGAGCGCGGCAAGTGGGTTCTTCGCTATCAGATGGCGTACAAGTCGCGTGAGATGGGCCTCGGCCCGTTCCCGCTCGTGACGCTGACCAAGGCGCGCGAGGCCGCCCTTGAGGCTCGCCGGCTCGCCCATGGCGGCGTTGATCCTCTCGATGCTCGCCGGAAGGAAGCCGTCAGGGTTCCGACGTTCGGCGCGTTCGCCGCGAGCGTGGTCGAGGCGCAGACCGAAGGCACAAGCGCCGGCCATGCGCGGCAGTTCGCCAACTCGCTGGCGATGTACGCCGCGCCGATCAATGACAAGCCGGTCAACGCGATCACGACCGAACACGTTCTCGCGGTCCTGGCGCCGATCTGGCATGAGAAGCCGGAGACGGCGCGGCGTGTCCGCAATCGCATCGAGCGCGTTCTCGACGCCGCGAAAGCGAAGGAGCTCCGATCTGGGGATAACCCGGCCGCCTTGCGCGGCAATCTCGCCCACCTTCTCGGCAAGCAGCAACGCCGCGGCGATCTGCATCATGCGGCCCTCGACTACAGCGCCGTCCCTGCCTTCGTGGCCAAGCTGCGAGAGCGGGGCGACACGCGGGCCTTCGCGCTTGAGTTCATCGTCCTAACCGCCACGCGACTGTCAGAGGCGATCAATGCGACCTGGGGCGAGTTCGATCTCGGTGCGCGGCGGTGGGTGATCCCCGCTGACAGAATGAAGGCGGGGCGCGAACACCGGGTTCCCCTGTCAGATCGATGCTGTCAGATTTTGGCCGCCATGCAGCTCGAGCGCCGCGGCGATCGCGTGTTCAATGTCTCGATCCGAACGATCCAGAACCTTGTCGCGGGCATGGGCGGCGAGACGACGCACGGGTTCCGATCATCGTTTAGGGATTGGGCGGGCGACGTGGCTCACGCCCCGCGGGAGATCGCCGAAGAAGCGCTGGCGCACGCCGTGGGCAACCAGACCGAGCGCGCCTATCGCCGCGGCGACGCCCTCGACCAGCGGCGCAAGCTCATGGACGCATGGTCGGCCTACTGCGGCCCGACGTCGTCCGCCAACGTCGTCGCCTTCCCGGCGAACCGGAGCGCGTGAAATGAACACTCAATCGTTGAAGGCGCTTCCGGCGGGAGACGCCGACGCTGTGGCAGAGATCCAGGACTTATACGGTTACCTTCGCCACAGGGCGGCCGAGGAGCCGCTGCAGACAAGAGTGCTCTCGCGCGCGGACGAGGGACTTACCGCAGACAAAAAAGAGCGCTGGTACAAGTCTGCTGAATTATACCGCACTAGATTAATGTCGACGATCGATACTCTTATTTCCCAATTGGAAAGCGATCCTCCTATTGATGTGCATCGGAAACTATCAATCGCCCGAACCGTCTGGTCGATCCTGCAAATCGAAGCGGAAGGCGCTGTAGGCGCCCTCCACTTGGAAAGAATTGCTACCACAGCGGACAATAATAAAAATAGAGCCAAAACGGCGCGAGACGCGAAGGCGACGTTAGATAAATATCTCATCACAAAACGTAGGGCATATGAGCAGCGGAAGAGTCATCCGGACATGTCGAACACCAAGATTGCAAACGCAATTCGCCCAGATTTAAACTCAGAGCTCAATAAGTCAGATGTCTCTATTTTCAGAACAGACGAGACGCTGGCGAAGTTCATTGGAAAAATATTCCAGGTCGACGCTCCCGACGGCCATCGCAAATTCCAGAGGCAGCGAAAATCGGCTGGGCCGGACTAACGCCCCCCCTGAGGGCCGCCGACAGGCTCCTTGTAGAATAAGCCCTGCGGATAACTGTTGGCATTAATGACAACCTGGCCAACTTAGTTGGCAAAGCTGACAGGATTGCCAGCAGTCCTATATTGTCAACGGCGAACAGCCGCTTCATCTATCGGCCAATCCTTAACGGAAGGGCCGAAAATGCGCAAAACTACTTCACTAAGCATCGAAGACAGGATTCGCTCTGGCGGGCTTCTCAATGTGCCAGAGTTCTCCGACTGGGCCGGGATTTCCCGCGTCTCGACGTACAAAGAGATCGCAGAAGGTCGGCTCAAGACGGTCAAGGTCGGCCGGAGCAGAAAGGTCACGGGGGCGGACGCAACAGCCTGGCGTGACGCGCTCCGCGGTATCGCCGCCTGAGCGATGGCCAAAAAGAGAAACCCGGCACCGCTGGCGGCGGGCCGGGTTTCCGAAATGTTCTGCTGCCTCGCTGAACTATCGGAAAATACCACAACAGCCTTAGGGCTTCAAGCCCATGCCGGCCCGTCACCGGAGCTGCGCCCCCTACGTTCCCATCAGGAGCGCGGCGTCTCCGAACTTCGGCAGTCGCTGTCATCGGGACACAAGCGCCCAATGCTGCAGATGCCGACAGGCGCAGGCAAGACGCTGACGAGCGCGCATATCGTGGCCGGCGCGCTCGGCAAGGGCAAGCGCGTCGCGTTCTGCGTGCCGCGCAAGACCCTGGTCGACCAGACCGTGGGTGAATTTGAGCGAGAAGGGATCTCTGCGATCGGCGTCATGCAGGCGGCTCACCTCCGCACTGACGGGCGCCAGCCGATCCAGATCTGCAGCGCGCAAACACTAGCGCGTCGCGAGAGGCCCGACGTCAACCTCGTCATCGTCGACGAGGCCCACGAAATGCACGCGTCGGTCCTGAGGTGGATGGCTGAGTGCCCGAACATTCCGTTTATCGGGCTGTCGGCGACGCCTTGGGCGCGCGGGCTCGGTAGGCACTATGACGACCTGATTGTCCCGACAACGACGCGCGAGCTGATCGACGCGGGTTTCCTGTCTGACTTTGTGGCGTTCGCGCCGTCCGACCCCGATTTGTCTGGCGTCCGCACCGTCGCGGGCGACTTTCAGCAAGACGAGCTGGCCGACGCGATGGACAAGGCAGAAATCACCGGCGACATCGTACGGGAGTGGCTGAAGCGCGGAGAGAACAGGCCGACATTCGCCTTCTGCGTCAACCGTCGCCACGCGAAGAACGTCTGTGAGCGTTTTCTAGAGGCTGGCGTCGCGGCCGAATATATGGACTGCGACACGCCCTCGGGTGACGACAGCTACGACCCAAATCCTGCTGGGGAAACACGAAGAGACATCTTCGCTCGCTTCCGGACCGGCCAGACGACGGTCATCTGCAATGTGAACGTCCTGACGACCGGCGTCGACCTCGACGTTCGCTGCGTTGTCGACGCGCAGCCAACAAAGTCCCGCATCCTATTCGTTCAGAAAATAGGGCGCGGACTGAGAACAGCCGAGGGCAAAGGCAAGTGCGTCATCATCGACCACGCGGGCAATCATTTGCGGCTTGGCCGGGTGACGGACATTCACCAGGCGCACCTTGACGACGGCAAAAAGCGCGACGGATCAGAGAAGAAAAAAGAGCGCATCGAGCTGCTGCCGAAGTTGTGCCCCGAATGCAAGGCGGTGCTGGCCTACAAGGCGCGTGAATGCTCGGCCTGCGGCGCGAAGATCATCGCCGTTACCGAAGTGCACGAGGCCAAAGGCGATCTTATCGAGTTTGGCTCCCGTAAGAGCGGCAGGACGGAGTCGACGATCACCGAGAAGGCAATATTCCACGCGCAACTGCGCGGATTCGCCGCCGGCAAGGGATATCGAGAAGGCTGGGTTTCGCACAAATTTAAAGAGCGGTTCGGGATCTGGCCGAACGATCCGCGCATCAGTTCCGGGCCCGCTCTCTCACCGTCGATAGCGACACGCAATTGGATCCTGTCGCGTCAGATCGCTTTCGCCAAGCGGCGGAGGTTCGGCTGATGGGCAAACACAACAAAATCAGCGGCCAATTCGCAGCGCGGCTCATCGAAATGATGGAGAGCCCCGCCTACCGGGTCCTCAGCCTGTCAGCTCACCGCGTCCTGTCGCGCATTGAGATCGAATGGGCGCACCACGGCGGGCAGGACAATGGGCAATTGCCGGTCACGTTCGATGACTTCGTCGCCTATGGCCTGCACCGCACCGCGATCGGGCCCGCGCTGGTCGAACTAGAAGCGCTCGGCTTCATCGTCGTCACCGACCAGGGAAAGATGGCGCACGCGGCTGATTACCGGCGCCCGAAGAAATTTCTGCTCACGTCTCGCCCCGTCCCCAAGGGAGCCGACCCACTCCACAATTGGAAGAGGATCACCACCATGGAAGAAGCTCAGGCAATAGCAGAAAGCGCCCGCAAACTTTCCGGTGAAAAGAAAAAAGAGCCAGTACGGAAAACGTACCAGAAGCCAGTACGGAAAACGTACCAGAAGGCCCGAATCGCCAGTACGGAAAACGTACCACTGTCCAGTGCGGAAACCGTACCACTATCTATATCTCGGGAGGGTACCCCCAATATAGAACACGCAGACGAGCAGACCGGCCTCGCGATGCCCCTCGCCGTCGCCGCGCCGACGCCCCGCCTGCCGCCTCCACCAGCCCCGCCATCGCCAACGGTCCTTTGGGCAGAGTTCAGCCCGTCCAAGCCTCGCCAGCCGGCCGGCGTCGCCGCAGCCGCACCGAGAAAGCCAGCCCCCGACGTCATCGTGGAGCCGATCGACGGCTCCTACCTGATCGGCAACCGACGCATCGAGGTCCGCGACCAGACGCGGCGGAATGTCGTGAGCCTTGCCGACCTCCACGAGCACCAGGCGCGTCGAACCGTGCTCCCCTCGAATGCCCAGCACGCCGATTCCGCGCATCGGACGGCCGACATCCAGACTCCGAACGCTTCTACCTCCTCACTCATCCATTGAAGGAACCTAAACCCAATGAACGCCTTCGTCCGCCCCGCCAAGCATACGTTCGTTGCGATCGACGAGATCGACCTCAGTCATACGATCCGCCCCTACAACGCGGCGGTTGTCGCCGAGTTGGCGCAGTCGATCCGCGCGATTGGCTTGCAAACCCCGTTGACCTGCATTGTGCGCGACGGCCAGCACATCCTCGTCGCCGGCCGGAACCGGCTCGAGGCGCTGCGCCTCGTTGGGGCCGAGCAAGCGCCTGTCCGTGTGGTCGATTTTGACGACGTGGAGGCGAAGCTCTGGCGGCTCAGCGAGAACTTGCACCGCGCCGAATTGACGAAGCTTGAGTACGATAGGCAAGTCGTCCAGTACGCCGAGCTTCTGAATGCCAAGCAGGCTGGGGAAACCGCTGCACCTATCCCGTCGCAGCCGGCAAATGAAATTCCGCCTGAAGGGGTTTTGCGCCAGGTTGGCGCAAAACCTCCGCACCAAGAGAATGTGGGTGGTAGACCCGAAGGCGGCTATCGCCAAGCAGCCCGCAAGCTGAATATCCCAGAGCAATCGGTTCGCCGGGCCTACCAGACCGCGTCGCTCTCGCCTGAAGCGCAGGAAGTGGCGGTCGAGACAGGGCTGGACGACAATAGGACCGCGTTGCTCGAGGCGGCGAAGGAACTCACCCCTGAGGCGCAGACGGCGACGATCCGGCGCCTGGCCGAGCGGAAGACGGCGCCCGCCGAGCCGCTGGAAGGCGTCGTCGAACGTCCGGCAGAGCCCACCGCACGGCCGCTCCGAAATCTCGAAAATCTGTCCGGTGGCGAGCTCGCCCGCTGGATCAAGCAGACCACGCCGAATGATCGGCCGCACGTCATCCGCGTGCTGCGGATGGCTGCCGATATCCTGGAAGATGAACTCGAAGCAGGAACCCGAACCATCGTGGCCGCGCCATGAGCCGCGACGCGACGATAACCGGGAACGGACGGAACCCGGATATTGATCCGGCCGTGGCGGCGGCGTTCCTTAAGGGCCGCAACCGCGGCGGCCGGCCACGGAAGGATGGGTCACGGGCGGACACGTGCATAACGCTGACCGACGCCGGATTCAGTAAGCGCGACGCGGCGCGGATGCGTGCGTTTGGGCGCCTGACGGATGAAGAGTTCGAGGCCTCGCTTGCAGCGTGGCGCGCGGAATGGGAGCGAACCGGGCGCAAGCCGTCCATAGAACGATTCATCACCCTGCGTGGCGACAACACGCGGCTCGAGCGCGAAACCGACGCCAACATGGCAAGGCTTGATTCCACGCTGCGGCGCATTGAGCGTGACTATGAATTCGACGCTTCGCAGACCGGCGAGCAAATGCGCTTATTCGTCGCGATGACGCGGCAAACATGGCGCGAGTGGGCGCTAAGCCTGTCTGTCAATCGAGGGCGCCCTTGTTGCCAGCAATGTCCGGCGTATCAATTTGGACATCAGCGTACACTTGCGTATAGTGACGAACGCAACGAAGATATCGCCGAGTAACTGTTGACTTTCCAAGGCGATTCGGTTACTTTGTTTGCAGTTGAACCTTGGAATGCGACTATGAAACCTAATCACTACAGCGGCGTTGCCGTAAGAGTGCCAACCGAGCTGCGCGACATCCTCGAGAACATGGCCATCGAGAGAGGCGAAAGCCTGAGCTTGATCCTCAGGGACTGTCTGCGCGAAGCGGTAGCCGCTCGGCTCAGGCGCTGCGGGCAGACCGACAAGGCCGCCGGTTCGCCGGTCACCGCGAAGGATTTCAAATGACCGACACTGTGATTGCGGCGTTGTCAGAGGACGAATGGACGAGCCTCGGCGCGGGCCCGGCGCTCGTCGGCGCGTTCGGCGGCGACTTGCTGCTCGTTTCGGCCGCCGCACAGCCGTCGCCGGCATCCATCGGCTTTCTGGTCCACTGCGCCGGCGCGCCCGTGAATATCGCTGCGACCGACACGTTGTGGGCGCGAGCGTGCATGCCTGGCTCAACAGCTGTCGTGCAGTCATGAGCGTCGCGGACAACATCGAGGCCGCCCACAAGGCCCTTTCGAATCGCAATGCGACGGCCGCCGATCTCAGGGCTGCGGCCTCCCTCGCACGTGCGGCCGTGCGACAGATCGATGCGGAGAGCGAGGAATCTCCAGCGCGTGAGGCGACCGTCCTGGCTCGAATGACGTCGGACGGGATTCAAAAAACGCTCGAGGCGCTCGCGTCGCTCGACAGCGAGGGGGAGCGGCGGGCACACCTGCGCAAGGCCGCGACGCATCTCGCCGATGCGCTCGACGCTCGGGCGATCGAGATGGCGGCAGCCGAGAGGGCGAGAGATCCAGCTGTGGTGCGAGAAGTCCACCTGCAGGCTCTATTCGCCAAAATCCCGAGTCTGCTCAAAACCGACGTCGTTATCTCGAAACTCGCAAGGAGTGCCTACAGCCGCGTCCCGCGCCCGCAGGGGGGTCACGTGGGCTACGTCCAAACATTCAACGCGCCCCGTGTGCTCGCGACGCCTGATGTGTTGAAGTCGACGAAACTGCCCGGCTTTTGGCCTCCGAAATGGAGCGATTACTCGTTGCTCGAGCGGTCCGACTACGAGTTTGAAGAAGACGAAACCATTACCGGCCCGCTTCGCGAGCTCTGCCAAAAGAACTCAGTTCCCGAGGATGAGGTCTCGCTCACGCTCGAACGCGCGCAAGCCACCCTCCTCAGGGAATTCGCCCAGGTTTGCAGCAGGATCCGCGAGCATTATCCGGCCGGATTGCCGAGGACCATCACCCTGCCATCGATCGGCGCGCATGCAATGGCGGCGGAATAGGAGCTTCAAGTGACCGTCGTGACAACGAAGCCCGATCACATTGCTACCATCGAGCGCGTCCAAGGAATCCTCGCCCGTTCCGACGCTGGCCTCGCGGAACTCCAGGGGTGCGAGCGCGATCTCAAACATGTTCTGGGCGCCGCCAAGAACGATCTCGAGGAAATCGGTAGCCGCAGAAAAATCGAGATGACCGCTGCGACACCTGCCGGTCAACTCGATAGAAAACTGGATGAGCTCGACAAGCGTGAGCGAGAGGTCGGCCGCCGGTTGGAGATTGGCCAAGCCGTCCTCGCTCAGCTTGTTGCCAAGATCGACGACGCGATCGAGGCTGAGCGCTCGGCGAAGCGTCAAGCGAACTATGACGAAGCGCTGGCGCTGCATGTTGCCGCCACGATCCGCGTCAGGACGTTCCTCGATAAGGTCGCCCCCGAGGCTGCCGAAGTTCTGCGGGCCTACGCCGAGTCCGAGGCTGCAACCTCCGCGGCGAACAAGGATTTGCCGGCCGGCACCATGCGCCTTCCGACGATCGAAAACGAGAGAATGGGCTCGCATCCTCCGGCCAGAATTACGGAGCGCCGGGTTCAATGGTTCGTCCACAACGGGAATCGGATCGCCGAGGTCGGTCGGTGCGAGGCGTACCCGCATCAAAACGGCAACGGACTTTGGACAATCTACAGACGCAGCAATGCGATACAGGGTGACGAAACGATAGGGCCCTGCACGATCGTCGATCTCGTTGAGGAGACGATTCAGAAATATGAGCCGCGCCCTCTTGAGGCGTTGTCGACGAGCCTCAGGATCCCAGCGTTTGACGCCCCGGCTCCCGCACTCGGTCGGGCCGAGATCCGGTTAATGCCGGCCTCGCCTGTTCTGGCGCTGGCGGCGGAGTAGCTCGGCGGTGTCTGGCAAATTCAAATTCGACGTTGTGCAGCAGCGCAAGCCCGCTCCTCGCCCGCCGCGCCGCCGTGAACGTGACGCACAGCCCATCCCTCGGGCGCCCGACGTCTTCCCGTGGCGAGCGAATGTCGAGATCGTCCTCGGATTGCCGCGGGCGGACCGCAAGGCGAAGGACCCACGAAATGCGTAACCTCTTGGCCCGTTTCGCCGAGCCATTTTGGCAGGGCTTCTATGAGGCTAGGGCGCAATCGAGCGCGCGGGCGCAACCGGCGGCACCGCTCGCCCCGCTCGAGCACATGAGCGAGGAGACCAAAGCCGTGCTGTCCGAGGCCCTCAGAGGCTCCTTCGCCGAGGGCGCGGCCGCTGAGAAGGCGCGCTTCGCGGCATTTTTTGAGAGCGAGGAGTACAAAAAGCCGCTCGCCGCGGTCGTTCAGGCAGCTTTCAACGACGGCGTTCTCCACGAGCGCGCGCGCATCGCCGCGGCATGGTCCGTCGGTGAGCGCGATGCGGTCAATCGCCCGACAGACTCAATCTTCCACTGAAAGTCACACCCATGAGCCTCGAAAAATACCCCACCGTTTACCACGCCCTCGTCGACGGCGATCCGCAAACACTCGCCGAGTGCCGAATCTCGCCTCGCATAGCGGCGCGCGCTGCGGCCGCACGGAAGACTCGCGCCCCAGTGCCATCACCTGCGCCCAGCGCGGCCCGTGGGGCGGCGTCGATCGCTGCCTCGGCCATCGCTGCGCCGCGCCCGTCACGGGCCGCCCAGCACGCTGGGATCCACCTCAGCGGCATCAACGAGTCGCGCCGGCGCTGCGGACTCCCTCCGCTCAGCGCATCAGAACTCGCGACCGAATTCGCCGAGCTGGACCGATTGCCGACGAACACGACGACGAAGAAATCAGCTCGCCGCGCCGCTGCCAACGCCATGGCGGCGCGCCAGGGCTTACCGACGGATCAAGCGGCGATCGACAGCAGATGGGCGGCGTCGGCGCAGAAGCTCAATGCGACCTTGGCGCCTGCCGCCCCGAGCCCGACACCGTCACCGCGTCCACCACGGGCGCATCAGAGCCAGGCGGAGATCGACGCCACATGGTCATCGATCGTGACCGATCTCAACAAGAGCGCCGGGCTCGCGACGCCGGCCCGTGCGCGCTGAAAAGGACGTGGACGAGCAGTGCCTCCCCGCGTCAGCGCTGCTCGTCGATAGGGCCGCGAGCCGTTGCATAGCGGTGCGCAGCCTCCGGCGAGCCGGGTCGCGTGGTTCTGGTTTCCTTACGCGCGGCTCGGCTCGCCACTTTCAACCCTGAGGTTTTCGAATGCGTTCCATCAGATTTGAAGCTCTCTCCCGGTGTGGCGCTCCGAGCGCGATTGGCGACCGGATAGAGGACGTCGGGCTCGCTTGCGCGATCGTGCGCGGTGCTGTGGCGAATGCTGAAGGGGAAATTGCGTCGCGCTCGTGGTCGCCTACCGACCTGGCCCTGGTGCAACATCTTCGACGCGTCGACGCTGCGTGCGTAGCCTTCGAGCGCGCGCTTGCGCCGCCCGTCCACATGCCCTCAGCCGACACGCTCGCGACAATCGCCAGGGTCGAAGCGGTGCGTGCCGCAATGCCCGATGAGAGAACGCAAGCGACCATAGCGACCGTCGAGGCGGCCCATCACGCGGTTTCCCGACAACTCAAAGGATAAAGCAATGCCCAGTGTCACTCTCTCCAAGCCGATTACGCTATTCGGGAAAACCACCGGCTCGATCGAACTTCGGGAGCCGAACGGCGGCCAATTCGTCAAGCACGGCGAGCCGCGCACATTGGTCTTCAACGCGAGCGGCTCCGGATATTGGGTCGAAAATGCCGAGGCGATCCGGAATTATCTTGATCTGTTGATAGTCCATGAGGCGGGCGGCGAGGTCGTTTTGAGCCTCCTCACTCTCGAGGACGCCGTGGTCGTTAAGGAGACCTTGTTCGGTTTTTTACCGACGCAGCCGGGAAGGCTGCCGCAAGAAGATTGACGCCCTCGTCTTCGAGCTGAAGGTCCTGATGTTCGACCGGGCTGAACAGATGACATTGCTAGAGATCGACGATGCGTACGCTCGCGCCGCCGAGTGGCTGCAAGACCGCAAAGGATAGATAGATGGCCGGATTGGAAGCTGTTCTAAGGATCACAGCGAAAGACGACGCCGGCCCCGCGCTGACGAAAGTCAAGGAGCAGATCGCCCAGCTCGACAAGTCGATAGCAGTATTCGACAAAATGGCGCTCTCGGTCGGGAAGGTCTCGAAGTCGACCGACCCTCTCCTCACCTCGATCAACGCGAGCGTTCGCTCGATGAACGAAGCGCGAACGGCGGCGACCGAGCTCGCTGGAGGGTTGGAAAAGATAGGCGCCGGCTCTGAGACCGCAGCTGGTGCGCAGCGTACCCTTGGCGCGGCGATCATGAGCACGACGCGCATGATGGTCGCGCAGGGCACAGAGGCGGTTCGGGTCGCAGAGAAAATCGCCATGTCTCAGAAGAAAGCCGTGCGCGGCACACGCGAGGGAGGCGTCGGCGGCGGCCTAATCGCCGGCCTCGCCCCTTTTGTTGCGGGGGAAGCCGGGATAAAGGCCATCGATGTCGGCGCCAGCCTTGAACAACTGAAGGTTCGCGTCCGGGAGGTTTCCGGCGGCGACAAGGCGGAGTCGTCCTTCGCGGAAGCGCTCGCCGCGGAGGTCGCCCAGAAATATCCCATAATCACGCAAGCGAAGGCGTTAGACACTTATTTAGAATTGCGTCCCAACGCAGGCAACCCAATCAACCAGGAGACAGCGCGGCGCAACCTGATGACGGTTTCGCAGGCTCAAACCGCAGCGGCAGTTATCGGAACGGAGATCACACCTGAAGACGCGCAAAACTTGCTGAAAGCCGTCGAAGGGTCCGGCCGGGCGGGCGATCCTACCGCCGTCGGGAAGATGTTCGACAGTTACCTCAAAGCGAAACAAGTTTTTGGAAGCGCCATATCCACCGACAAGATTCGCGACTACGTGCAAAACGCCAAGTCCGCCAATTTCGGAATCGGAGAGGAAGAGTTCTTCTGGCAAGACATCGTTAGAATGACTGAGGGGAATGCCTCGCGATTGGGCAACGAGACCGCCCAGACGATGCAAACGCTGCTTGGCGGCCACGCGAAGATGCAGACTGCTCAGTGGCTTACGAACCTTGGACTGGCGGATGGGTTCACGAAGTCGGGCGGGGGAAACGCCACGATTAAAGGTCTGCACGGCGCGGACACGCTGCAATTAAATAACATCGATTGGGTCAATAAGTACCTTGTCCCAGCACTAAAGACACACGGATATCTGACCGAGAGCGTGCTTAAGAAGAAAGAAGACCTACTCCGCAAAGACAGTCCCGGCATGAGCGAGGAAGCGATCAAAGAGCGCGCCATGGATGCCGCCATCGCCGACGCCGCTATGAAGTCTGGGGCGCGAACAACGGTCACGGACCTATTGACGCACGGCGCTGTCAACGCCCCTCTTATCAATCGCGACGTGGCCCAGATGAAGGGCGCCTCCGGCCTGAGTGCGGCGGCGGACATCGGGCAGAACCCAGTTGCCGCGCTGAAGGAGTTGACGGGAGCCATCTCTAATTTCGCCGCAACGGTGGTGTCGCCCGCTGTGGCTGCGGCTGCGCCGCTGATGGATCAACTTGCCAAGGCTATAGCGAACATCAGCAAGACCGTTGGGGAATTTAACAAGAACAACCCGACTGCGGCGGCAGCTGAGGGTCCCGCCGCTGCCGCCGCTGCCGGATGGCTCACCTGGAAAGGGATGGGTGTGGCTGGGCGCGGACTTATGAGGATGCTCGGCTTAGGCGGCGGCGCGGCTGCTGGCGGGGTCGCTGGCGCTGAGGCCGGAGCCGAGGCGGGCGCATTTGGAGGCCGCTCGGAATGCTCGTCGGCGCGATCGGCGCCGGGCTCGCGGCGGATTATATTGCTAACGGCGACAAGAGTTATTTTGGCAGACTCAGGAGCACTATTTTTCCACCGGCTGGGCCCGGTGCGCCGCTGGCGTTGCCCGGCGCTACGCTGGCAAGTCCCACCGGCACTCTTTTCAATCCTCCTAGCCATTTGACGACGCTTGGGCCAGGGCGCGACGTTCACAGCCCGACGGGCGAGCATGCCTATTATCCTCCTGACCACCCGCCGCAGGTCAGCGTCTCCGGTGAGGCGCAGGTCGAGCACACGGTTCACCTCGACGTCAGCCTTGAGCCGGGTTTGATGGCGACGATCAATCAGATCAAAAACAGCCTCGGCTTCACCGTGCCGTTGATCGGCGGCGGCAGCGGCCGGATGGACTCTGACGCGGGACCGCATCGCGGCACGGGCGGCGGCGGCATCGGGTCTATGTGATGCCGACGCTTCAGATCGATGCTAGCAGCCTCAAGCGCCTTGTGCGCGATCTTGACCGCATGCAGGCCAAGCTGCCGCAGGCGATTGCTCGCGGCCTGAACGAGGGCGGCGATCGTGTCCGCACGCAGGTGCAGAGGACCCTGCAAAAGCAGACCGGTCTCCTCAAGTACGCGAGCGTGACGAAGCGCGCACGAACGATCCGCGCATTCCCTGGCGGCCTGGGCTACTCGATTGTCGTCTCAGGCAAGCCGGCGACCAAGCCGGCCGAGTTCAGGACGCGGGTCACGACAGGGTCCGGCGGCGGCGTCACCATTTGGATGTGGGGCGTCGCGCACAAGTTCAAGCGCTCGTTTCAGCAGAAGCTGAAGGGTGGGCTGCGTATGCGCATAGGCGAAGATCGCCTGCCTCTCCGCGGCTTCGATGGGCCAAACCTCGCCAAGGAGGCGGTCAAAGACCAGACGGCGGAGGCTTTCTTCCGCACGGCGGACGCCGTTGTCGCGCCGATCGTCGAGAAGAATCTCATGCGGGCGCTCAAGTGAGCGAGAGAGTGAATCTAGCGCGCGCTCGCGAGCTTTTGGCTGAAAGTGGCGACCTCGTAGGGCAGTCGAGCCTGTCGCGCTACGTCACAAAATACAGCGACGACTTGGATCCTCAGCGCGATGGTCGTGAGCTTACTGTCGACTTTGAAACGCTCGCCAAGCACCGCGGCGAGAACATCAACCGCACCGCGACCGCGCCGTCTTCAGCGCCGGCGTCGTCGACGGCCTCTGTATCGGTGTCAAAGGGCCGGGCACACGAAGCGTCGCTCAACATTCGCGCGCAACGGCAGATGCGCGAACTCGAGATTGCGGAAAGGATCGGCGCCCTGACCCCTACGCGGGAAGTGCGCGCCGCGGCTGCGGAGGCAATGAGCGCGTTGAGGAACGCATTCGCTCTTGCGCTGAACGATTCAGCAGCCGTCATTGCCAATGTCTGTGGCGTCGAGCCGCGGGTTGTCCGGCCTCACCTGAAGGCGTTCGAGAAGAGCGGCTTAGACGCATTCGCTAGAGCGCTGGTCGTCGACGAGCTTGAGCCGGTGGACGATGCTTGACGTCCCGAACTTCATGGCCGAGCTGCCGGGCGTTGCCGATGGACGGCGGGTATTATTCGACGAACTTGCGCGGCTGGCCAAGCCTGAGACTGAACTGACCGTCTCCGAATTTGCAGACAAATATCGGGTTGTCTCCCCTGAATCTGGCTCGCCTTTCCCCGGCCCGTGGCGAACGGATCGCACCGCCTATATTCGCGAGCCGACGGACTGCCTGCATCCGGACCACCCATCGCGGCGGGTGACGCTAAAATTCTCGGCGCAAACGGGCAAGTCCGAGGTGGGCGTCAACTGGTTTGCATTCATCGTCGACCGCGCGCCGGCGCCGCTGCTCGTTGTCCTGCCCACCGGGGGTGAGGCTACGAAATTTAATCGCGTCAAGTTGCAAACGATGATCGACGCGTCGCCACGGATTCGGCATCGAGTTCGACCGGAAAATTCCCGCGACGAAGCGGCGTCGACCACGGCGTTCAAGAGGTTTGCCGGTGGGTTCGGTCAGATCACATCGGCTAGCTCATCCAAAGGCCTGCAAATGGTCTCGATCAGATGGCTCATTCTCGATGAGGTCAGCGGCTATCTGCGCGACGTCGACGGCAGAGGTTCTCCATCAAGTCAGGCTCGGGCGAGACAGAAGGCGTTTGGAGACCTAGCGAAAGAACTGGCTCTGTCCACGCCCGGCATGGCGGGAGAATGCGAGATCAGCGACCTTTACGACGCCTCCGATCGCCGCCGGTTCTATATCCCGTGCGCGCATTGCGGCGATTTTGGCCTGTTGAAGTACGACAAGATGCTTGCCCCGAGCCCCGCGACGGCCAATCGCGCAGCCTTCGTGTGCGAGGGATGCGGCGGCGTGCTCGAGGAAGCCCACAAAGGCCCGATGGTGGCGGCCGGCCGCTGGATTGCAACCTGGGTTCCCGATGACGCTGAGCCGGTTCCTACGGTCATCCCTGCGGCTCAGATCGAGGCCTATGCGGTTCCGCCCTGCTCTGGTCGCGTAGTCGGACGCGAGCCTGGTTATGCCATCTGGAGCGCCTATTCGCCGATGGAGAGTTGGACCGACATTTGGCAGCGCGGTCAGGATGCGCGCGCTGATCCGGCGCAGTTGAAGGTCTACACCCAACAATTTTTGGGCGAGCCTTACGAGCCCAAGAACGACACCCCCGATTGGGAAAAGCTGCTCGGCGCGCGCAAGCCGTGGCCGCGGGGCGTCGTTCCTTGGCCGGCCTCGGTGTGCACCGGATTTCTCGATGTCCAGGGCAACAGATTCGAATGGGGCCTGTGGGCGTGGGGGCCGGACTTCCAAGGTTGGTTAGTCGATCGGGGCGTCATCGCGCATGCCTACACCGAAGACGAGGCATGGGCGGCAATTGACGCATTGACGTCGCGTAGGTGGCCCACGGCCGGCGGCGGCGAGGTCGACGTGCTGCACTGGGGCATCGACAGCGGCGCATTCACCCAAGCCTTGTACGACCG